CCCAACAATCGGGTAAGAGTCACGCACCCGGCTTGGTTTGAAACCGGCAGTGGGGCGCCAGACTTTAGGCCATCTCAGCACATTCATTACTCTAAGTCCGACTTGGACTACACGCTGGATGCGAATCGAGTATTCAACAACATATATGCAGGTGACGAATGAACAAAATGTCTAAGATGTACGCGAAAGGCGGCAAGCTAGCGATGGTTAAGAAGGGCGATCAAATGGTTCCCTTCTATGCGGCTGACGGTGAAGGCAAGATGAAGGCCGGCGGAATGACTCCAAAGACAAAAGGCTACTTCAAAGGCGGCAAAACCAAGGGTTATTCAAAGGGCGGCAAGACGAGCATGCAGACTCGGGGTTGTGGCGCGGCAACTAAAGGCACAATGCACTCTAAGAAGATGGGCTAAATGGCAATTGACAAGGCGTCTATGCCGCTTGGAGGTCCGATGTCGGACCCCGAACTTGAGATTGTGATTGAAAACCCAGAGTCGGTCAGCGTTATGGACGAAGACGGAGGGGTGACGATTGACTTTGGCTCGTCTCTGCCTGCGATGATAGCCAACCACGACTCCAATCTCGTAGATTACTTGTCTGATGCAGAGCTAGACTCCCTGTCCTCTGAGCTTGTTGGTGCTTTTGAAGCTGATCGCAACAGCCGAGCAGACTGGGAAGACTCTTACATTCGCGGGCTTGACCTGCTGGGATTGAAGTTTGAGGATCGGTCTACCCCGTGGGAGGGTGCATGTGGTGTTTTTCACCCTATGCTTTCCGAGGCGGTCATTCGGTTTCAAGCGCAAACCATTCAAGAGGTCTACCCTGCTAGCGGTCCCGTTAAGACCAGCATAGTGGGTAAGCTGGACGACGAAAAAAGCAAGCAGGCTCATCGTGTACAGAATTATCTGAACTACCTTATTACTCAGCGCATGACGGAGTACAGGACTGAGACGGAGAAGCTGTTATTTTCTCTGCCTATCGCTGGCTCGGCATTTCGTAAAGTGTATTACGACCCCACAATGGGACGCCCATGCGCGATGTTCGTTCCCGCAGAAGACTTTGTTGTTAGCTACGGGGCGTCTGACCTTACCACCTGTGAGCGCGCTACCCATGTAATGAAGCGCACAGCAAATGAAATTCGCAAATTGCAGTTTGCTGGATTTTATATCGACGTTGACCTTCCCTCGCCTACTCCCGACTTGTCAGAGATACAGGCCAAGTACAACAGACTGACGGGCGACTCAGAAAACTACGAGTACGATACTCGGCATACTCTGCTGGAGATGCAGGTAGACATTGACCTACCGGGTTTTGAGGACATGGACGGCGGCGAGCCAACAGGTATTGCCCTGCCTTACGTTGTTACGATTGACAAGTCATCTAGAACGATCCTATCAGTTCGGCGTAACTGGTATGAAGATGACCCCAACAAACTACGACGTGAACATTACGTCCACTATCAGTACCTTCCGGGCCTTGGCTTTTATGGGTTTGGATTAGTGCACATGATTGGCGGGCTTTCTAAGTCGGCCACGTCCATTCTAAGACAGCTTGTAGATGCTGGCACCTTGTCCAACCTACCCGGCGGTCTCAAGTCTCGCGGGCTGAGAATCAAGGGCGATGACACTCCGATTATGCCGGGAGAGTTTAGGGACGTTGATGTTCCAAGCGGTGCTATACGAGACAACATAACCTTCCTGCCCTACAAAGAGCCAAGCAATGTGCTGTACCAGTTGCTGGGTGATATTGTGCAGGAGGGACGACGGTTTGCTTCTGCCGCAGACGTTAAGGCGTCTGATATCAACGGAGAGGCTCCCGTAGGCACAACCCTTGCCATACTTGAGCGAGAGATGAAGGTGATGAGCGCCGTGCAAAGCCGGGTTCATCACGCGGTATCCAGAGAGCTAAAGATACTGTCCGGTCTGGTTAGAGACTATGGGCCAGAGGTTTACCCATACGATCTGGATGCCGGGCCTTTGGTGGCGTCAGACTTTGATGATCGCGTAGACATCATCCCGGTTAGCGACCCCAATGCGGGCACGATGGCCCAGAGGATTATGCAGTATCAGGCGGCATTACAGCTTGCTTCTCAAGCTCCTCAGATTTACGACGTACCGTTACTGCATCGTCAGATGTTAGAGGTGCTCGGCATTCAAGACGCAGACAAGGTTGTGCCGCTTGAGGACGATATCAAGCCAACAGACCCTGTTAGTGAAAACATGAATATGATTAATGGCGAGCCTGTTAAGGCGTTCATCTATCAAGACCACGAAGCGCACATTCAAGTGCACATGTCGCTGATGGAGAATCCGCAGATAGCAAGTCTTATGGAGAAAAGCCCAACGGCNGGTGCGGCTCAGGCGGCAATGGCCGCTCACATCGCGGAGCACGTTGCTTTTGAGTATCGCGCCAAGATAGAGAAGGAGCTTGGCGTTCAATTGCCTCCTGCGGGCGAGTCTCTGCCAGAAGACATTGAGTTACGCATTGCTAGGCTGGTTGCTCCAGCGGCGGCTCAGGTTACTGGTAAGGCGCAACAGATGGCTCAGGCTGAGCAAAATGCCGAGATGCAGGAAGACCCTGTTATTCAGATGCAACAGCGAGAGCTACAGATCAAGGAGCAGGCGGCGCAAGCCAAGGCTCAGACAGAAATGGCCAAGATACAGGCCGATCTACAAAAGGCCCAAGGAAAGGCCGCATTCGACATGGAAAAACTCCAAACGGAAGAGCGCATCGAGGCGGCGAAGCTAGCCGCTAAGATCAAGACAGCCGAGGATGGCAATCAGTCTCGCGAAGAGATTGAAGGGTTTAAGTCTGGATTTAATCTAGTGAGAGACCTACTCGACAATGACTGAACGCGCTTCCCATAACTTGTTATCTGCACTACAAACGATGCTCCGAGACCACATGAATGAGGTAACGGACCACATCGCTGGCGGTGGTTGCAGGGACATGAATGATTACTCTCGATGTACCGGCATCATAGAAGGCTTAGCCTATGCCGAGCGAGAGCTTCTTGATCTAAACAAAAGGATGGATCAAGAATAGTTTCGTTGCGTAACGCAATGCAAGGCGACTCCGAACGCCAGTTTTCGGTGCAAGGATGTGAACATGACGGAAGAGCCAGAGAAGGCCAAACAGCTTCCAGAACCCAAAGGTTATAAATTACTTATCGCTCTGCCCGCCCCCGACGAAAAAACGGAAGGCGGCATCATCAAGGCGTATGAAACACTAAAGGTGGAAGAGGTTGGTTCCATTTGCGGTTTTGTGCTCAAGGTGGGAGCAGATGCTTACAAGGACGAAAAGCGATTTCCCAATGGCCCCTATTGTCAAGAGGGTGACTGGGTATTGATGCGGTCCTATAGCGGCACTAGATTCAAGGTGCATGGTAAGGAGTTTCGACTAATCAACGATGACAGCGTAGAGGCTGTAGTTGACGACCCACGGGGGATTGAAAAAGCATGAGCGAAGATCACATGGAAGCGGAACAGGAGTCCATGACAAACGAGGAGAGATTCCTTGGTGTCAGAACCCAGATCGGCACTAAGCCGAACGAGGGTAGCTCCGACCCGAATATGGACATCGAGGTTGTTGACGACAGAGAACCCGAAGACCGCAAACCAATTGCGAAGTCAAAGGAACCTGCTGGCGACGATAACGATGACGAGCTTCAGGGCTATGGCGATAAGGTCAAGAAGCGAATTAATAAGCTCCGTTATGACCAACATCAAGAACGGCGCTTGCGTGAAGACGCAGAGCGTTTGCGGGAAGAGGCGGTTAAAGTTGCTCAGCAGTATGCAGAGCAGAATCGCAACCTCCAACGTATCCTCCATCAAGGGGAAGGCACGTTAATCAATCAGTCAGAGCAACGGGCGACAATGGCTCTTGCTCAGGCAGAGATGGCTTACCGTCAGGCGGTTGAGGAAGGGAATACTGACAATCAGATTGCGGCTCAAAAAGCCCTCAATCATGCTCAGTATGAGCTTGGTAACATTGCTCAGCGTAGCAATCAATACAAGCAACGCAGACCCTTACCGACTGACGCAGAGATAGCTCGGCACCAGCAAGCCTATCAGCAGTCGCAGATGGAGAAACAGCAGGCGCAAGCTCAGCAACAAATAAGAAAGCCCAGTGAGAAAGCGATGTCTTGGGCTGATAATAACAAGTGGTTTCAGTCAGAAGACCACATGGAAATGACCGCGTATGCTTATGGCGTACACGAAAAAATGATTCGTCAGGAAGGGTTTGACCCGGAAGGCGATGAATACTATGAAGAACTTGACCGGCGAGTACAGGGCAAGTTCCCAGAATACTTTGGTGAAGAGAGTAGTGGCTCGACCTATGACTCCGAGAGTAAGGTCTCCTCGACTTCCCGAAGCCCCTCCGTGGTGGTGGCTCCTTCCGCAAGGAACAATGGCGCCAAACCACGCAAAGTGAGGTTGAGCCGCACCCAAGTCGCACTCGCTAAGCGTCTTGGTCTTACACCCGAACAATATGCCAACCAATTACTCAAGGAGAGATAATCATGGCAGAAGAGCGCACAAAGCGGGATACACAGGCCCGTGAGGAAGATCAACGTCCGTCAGATTCATGGATGCCTGCGTCCGTGCTACCGACCCCCGAGCCACAGGATGGCTGGGTATTTCGGTGGGTACGAACCAGCACCTTGGGTCACGCAGACAACACCAATGTCTCTCAGAAGTTTAGGGAAGGATGGGTACCAGTGAAGGCTGAAGACCATCAAGAGCTAAATGTAATGTCAGACATTGACTCTCGTTTTGAAGGCAACATCGAGATCGGAGGCTTATTGCTATGCAAGGCGCCCGAGACCAAGATGAAGGCCCGCGAAGAGCATTTCCAGCAAATGGCATCTAACCAGATGGAGTCTGTGGATAACAACTTCCTCAA